AGTAATCTTATTCCCAGATACACCACCAAACACACTACCTGAAACCAGTGCATTAAAAATGTACGAACCTGTGTCAACATAAGTTTCAGTTTCATTAATTTCAGAAGCAAGTTGAGTGTATTCTCCTCCAATTTCTTTTACAATATCTTTTAAAAAGTCCATAGGTTAACTAAAAAGCGATTCTAATGTGTTTGTTTTTTCTGCACTCCACCCAATGCAGTTCAGAATACTCCTAAGTGGATCAATAAAACTCTTCTCAAATTGTAAGTCATAATCCACATATTTGCCAATTCCAAGTTCTTTGGGAAACTGTTGAATAAATGAAATTACATTTTCCCTAATTGTATTAGGCATTTTCAAATAACAATATTTAATTTTTTCACCATTCTGAATAAGTGAATATTTATTTGTAAGTTTATTCTCCTTCACATAATGATTAAACAATAGTGCTCCACGAACATGGATGGGTGTTCCTTTTATATAAATTGAAGAATGTGATTTATATTTAATCACATCTGAAATTGATTTGGGGAATGCAATATGTTCTGGAGGAAGGTTTTTAAATTCTTTACGACATTTATCAATGAATGAAATCACCTCATCTTCAGTTCCACTCATCATAAGTTTAAGTGCATCCTTAATCATCTTCCTGCATGGTGCAGGTGTAGAGGATTTGATAGCCTCAATTCCCATGATCTTAAGTTTAGGTTCTTCATACCTAACCCCTTCACTATCCCAAACATTAAGGATATAACGCTTCTTAGCAGTCCAGATTCCACGATCAGCAATATTTTCTCGCTTCATCTGCATCTTCTGCTCATAGGCATTTACATACTCCGCCAGTTCTTGGTAGCAACTTTCAATATATTTTTCAAGTTCCACCTTAGAGACCTTATCAAGGAACGAAACAATGCTTTCAGTAGTTTTCTCTCTTCCCTTGTATACAGTTTCAACCAAAGGACCCATATTAAGATAAACTGAATCAGTATCCACAGCAATAACATAATCCCTATCCTCTGTTTTAAGAATTTTGTTCATGTATTGATTTATCTTATTCTCAATCCAACGGATTGAAACTTGTCCAGATAGAGTAACTGCTTCAGCATTCTCAAGTTTAAAATACCTAAAGTATTCATTTCCAACAGCACCATAAGCAGAGTTCAAAGAAATTTTCTTTGCCATCTGAATGTTATTGCACCTTGCAATTTCTTTCTCCAACTCTCTAGTTGGAGTTTTTTCATACTGCTGCTTTGCCTCAAGCATCTTCTTTTTGTAAATCACACGATCACTATACATCTTCTCCATCAGTTCAGGAAGAAATCCTCTGATGTCCTTTCTATACATTGATCCATTAGCACAAACTGCATACTCTTTACAATCAGAAAAATCAATAGATTTATTCAAGATTCTATCCACTGATGCAGTTGGATGTCTTTTATCCACAAGAGTTTCTGGACTGATGTTATACATCATCAGAAGGTGAGGATAGAGTGAGTTAAGGTCAAAGTTGACCACCCAATCATACTTACCTGGAATAGGTTCCTTTACAAATGCTCCAGCAAATTTAGAATCTTTTCTTGTTTCCTTTTTAAAGGGAATGACAATATCCTTTTCTTTCAGGTAATTGTAGATAATAGAATCCCAAGTCCTTACTTGAAAAAATACATCATTATAATTTCCCTTTGAGTCATATGCCATAGTAATAGCCAACTCAATCAGTTTCATCTTGTCTTCCAAACGGTCCACAAGTTCCACGTCCACAATGTTGTATTCTACAAACTTTTGCCAGTTCTTTGTATAGAACTCTTTAAAGGTATCATACTCAGAGTGATCCAGTTTCTTCTGACCCAATTCAACTTCTGCAATATGGTCCAGACGATATGACTCCTGATTAGTATAAGTAAACTTCCTATACAACTCAAGATAATCTAGAATAGTCAGTCCAGCAATATCACATCTTTTTTGATATCTACCTTTAATAACAATTTCATCCTCAGTGACAATTCCCCAAGTGGAAAGTTGTTTGGCAACCTTTGTCCCAAGAACTCTACAAAGTCTTCCATACAAATATGGAATATCATAAAGGTCACAATTCCAACCAGTAACTACTTCTGGGGAGAAATCTTCCCACCAAAAAATAAACTTATCCAGAAGATCTTCTTCACTTTTACAGTGATAGTAAGTTACATTCTGTTGTTTATTAATGAATGGTTTAACTCCCCAAGTAGTAATCTGTTTAGTTGAATAATCTTGAATAGAAATAGTCAGAAGTTCTTCCTGACATTCTTTCACATCAGGGAAACCATTTTCAGATGCAACCTCAATGTCAATAGTGATCAGTTTAATTTTACTAATATCAAACTTAATTTCACCTTGATAGTTTTCTGAAATGTACTGATTGATGTACCTAGTATTCCCATACAATTCAAAATTATCTACTTTCTCATACTTGCTAATAAAATCTCTTGTTTCACGAATAGTTCCTGGTTTGACTGCATCTACATAGTTACCCTCAAGTGTTTTGAATTTTGTCTTTTTCTGTGTCTTAACATAGAGAGTTGGATAAAACTCTTCTCTGTTCTTATAATGTTTGCCGTCAGAATAACCTCTGGAAAGTATTTCATTTCCAACAAGAACTACATTCGTGTAAAAGTTCATTTAATAGTTTTCAAATAGAGTTCAATTTGATCTGGTTTAGGATCCACAATAGTAAAAATTGAATCAGAGTGAATCTTAAGTTCTCTCTGATCAGTAAAGACTGGCCACTTTCTCATATCATAAGTGGTGCTATCAGATACTAGCATCTGAACTGGATTGACTAACTTACAATCAGGTTCTCCAAGATCAGCACCTTCAACCTCATGAATTTCAGTCATGAGAACTGCATCATTCTTCAGTATCAGAATTTTCAGGTTTTGCATTCAATCTCTCCAAATAAGAATTTACAACTTCATCAATAGGGTCAACTACAGTAATCACCCAATCTGATGGGATCTTAATAGTTTTTTGTTTTGCCAGTGGGATATATGGATAAAATACTACCTTAGTATTATCATCTTCGAGTCTAGTGACAAATGGATTGGTAACTTCATACCAAGCACCATTAATATCTTCAGCAGTAACTTCTGCAATCACATCCTCATAGGATTTTAGAATAAGCAGTTTAACAGACATAATTCTCCAATGTAAGTGTTTTATCTTGTAGTTTTAAAATATGATCTGCAAGTTTATCAATGTAACCTTTGTTTCTAAGTTCTTTAAAAACAAGATTCTCAAAGGAAAATTCTCCTCCTTTATCTAAACCTGCATTTCTCATGTCTCTGAGCTTTGACAAGAGAGTTTTTAAGACATCTTCATTAGTTGCACTTGCAACTGTTCTGTCAATTTTCCTCATCATATCACGAACTTTGGTTTGAAGCAAGTCCTCATCTAGTTCCCCAGTGAATTTACCAGGAATCATTAACCATTTTTTATACTTGATAGAATATACTCCTTGATTTTTTCTTCTCTTTTTCCCAACTTCTTCAACATAAGGTTCAATATCATGACCATAAATTTTAGCATTATGAGTTAATTTCCAGAGTTGCTTTTTATCTTCATAGACATCAGACATAATATCTGGACACTCTGTTGCCTTTTCAAAATTTATAACAACATGCAAATCTAGGTCAGAATATCTCGTGTAATTATATCCAGCATTTCCACCAAGGAGTAAAATATCTTCAACATTAGATTTTTTTAATCCCACAAAATCTATCCAAGCATCTGCTACCTTCTTCAAATGTTTAGATACTTCAGGTTTTAGTTTATCCTTATTCCAAAACTTAGGATTAAGCTCAGTATTAATTTTGAATGATATCGCCTCTTCAAAAAACTGATTATATTTTTTCATTATAGCTTTTTTAGATATTTATAAAAAAGGGGGAAATGGATGATTCTGACCATCCTTCCCCCAGCGCCGACGATATTCTTAATTATTTATTAAAACCAAACCCTTTTCCTTTGATGTTCTGGAACAATCTTACACAATTTAATTGAAAGAAGACCATCTTCGAATGATACTTCCTTCACCTCAACATCATCAGAAATTGTCCATGTCCTGGTAAATGCTCTATTGGCAAGTCCATGGTGGACATATTCTTTATCTCCATTAACTTCCCTTTCACCTTCAATGTAAAGTTTGTTGTTTTCTGTATAAACAGTAATCTGATCTTTCTTAAATCCTGCAAGAGCTACTTCAACTCTAAACACAGTATTACTTTCTTTGATTACATTATATGGTGGATAGTTTGTATCTGTCTGATGTAGTGCTCCAATTCTATGAAACCACTCATCCATACCAATGGAATACTTGTCAATATCATTGAGAAATTTTTCAATATTTCCCGTGTTATATTTTGTCAGTGAGTACATAATAGACCTCCTAAAGCGTCTTTTGGAATGTGAACCCTATTGGCATTCACATTATTAATTATAACAGAAATCATAAAAAATGGGGATGTAAATCCCCAACAAAATTATTCAGTTATCTCTACTTTTTTCTTTTTTGCACCAATATTATATTTGGTTTCTAGAATCCAGTCACCCTTATCCTTATAAGAAAGAACTTTAATTTGATTCAGAGGAGCAATGTCTTGAATTTTATTTACATCAACTATAGTAATTAGACCCCAATCTGCCAACAGTTGGGCAATCCTATTACGTCTTTGAACATCATTGATAGTAAGATTTGCATGTTTACCATCAAGTGCAAATAGTTCTTTAAAGTGTACCAGATAATATTTACCTTGCTTATGAAGAATGTGGCAAGATTGATAAATCTTTTTTTCTTTTCTAGATGCCACACCAATTCTAGTGAGTGTTTCACGAACCTTTAGAAAATCATCAGGTTCATTCAAAATAACTTCCACCATTTGATTGGCAGACCACTTCACTTCAGGTTCATTAACTACACTCATTTTCTTCCTCCAGTTTCAAGTTTTGCTTTAATAAAATTAATTTGGTCTTGTGAAAGGATTTTCAAAGCTTGCTTTGCTTTCTCATTACTATATCCATAGTAAGATTTAACTAATTCAAGATCTTTGATTTTCTCTTGCTTAATCCAAGGAGAATATCTTTTCCTTGTCCTCACAGTATTTATAAAAAAATCATATTGCAACTTTTTGTCTAATGAATGATTCTTATTCATTTCATTAGAATACATCAAAGTATCAAGTGTTCCAGATAAACATCTGTTTATGATATAAGGTGCATAATCTTTTTTGGAGGATGGATCTTCATCCATAATATTAGTTTTTGATTGATTAATTGACTTTAACCAATCATTCAATTCATACTTCATAATTAATCAAAACTAATTCTTTTCGCTCAT